CTGTGAGATTGATACATTTTCATAGTAACTATAAAAATTTAAAAACGGAGTATTCGCCTTGTCAAACCCATTGTCGAGTTTAGAATATGTGGCATAACAACCGGGTGGAAATTGCTTCGCATAGGGGAGATAACACTCACTAATAGCCTTTAATTCACTTGAAATAATCATACTGTTTCTATATGTATAATCATATCCGGAAATAAATAATGAGCGAACGCCTACTGGATCACGCGCAATATATGTTGTCGCCGTTTCATAATCGTGTAAAACGAGGGCAAATACACCATCAAGACGCCGCAACATATCGCGTATACCGATTTTTTTATAGAGATGAATAATGATCTCGCAGTCGGATTGACTTTTGTATTCGCTTTCAAGACCATATTCGGCAATAAGGGAGCGGAAATTGTAGATTTCGCCGTTACAAATAAGGCGACAATTTTTGATGAAAAAGGGTTGGTTACTTTCAGGCGTTTGTCCATTAATCGCAAGACGATGGAATCCCCATATAGACGCGTAATTTTTCTCCAATGTCGGGTCATTTAGAAAAGAACTGTTGTCTGGACCGCGGTGAACCATACTGCTGAAATCATTTTGAAATAATGCTAAGTCGGATAACGGCAGCTTATTATGTTGTTTGGTAGTAGAATCCGTATTTTGTAAAAAACGCTGAACGTAGAAAATACCGCACATTGATGGTTATATTTAAATGTATGAATGTGTGAATATGTTATCGGTTACATAATATTATTTTGTTGTCTTTAACCCGTTTTTAAATTAAAATAACGTTAATAATAACAAATAACGTTAATAATAAAAATAATAATAAATAGTATTAAATTATATTATAATATAATATAATAGCTATATAATAACTATATAATGTCGTATGCTTCATCTGCTTATACTAATAATAAAATGTATGGCGTTGTAGATAAATTGTTTATATGCCAAAATGAAAGAACGGATGCTTTAAACAATAGAATATCATCGAGAAATATTCCTTCCGCGCCTCTTCAACCTTTTTATTACCAGGTTCCTGTTTCTACGAAATACGGATATATGCCTATTTTAGACCAAAGTAAACCACCGACTGTTGCTTTGAATAACTACCCAGTATATAGTCCTCATACTACATTTAATCCTGGGAATAATATGGCACCTTGGTCTGGGTTTTCCAATAATGTGAATATAGAGTCGAATCTTCGTAACCAGTTTTTCGCCTTACAAGATTGCGAACAGTCCGAATATGTTCCGTCTTCGTCTAGTGATCTTTATAAAAATTATATTCCGCCTAAGCCGGTTAAACAGCCTTATCCTGGATTATTTAAACGTGAGGTGTTTGATCATTATAACCCCAACACTAATAATTTAGGAAAACACTTCTTCAATAATACTACGCGTAATGATATTAAAAATGTTATTCCAGAATGCGAGAAACAGTTTTATAACGAATAATGTGTCCTATGTCCTATGTCCTATGTCCAATATTTAGTCATTAATATTATTATTCATTCGGGTTTAGAATAATAATATTTTTTAATTTGTCATATTAATGGAAACAAAGGATATAACTAATACCAGTAATATCGATACTGCTGCTATAGCAAATGTAATGAAATATAATAATTGCGATGTTCCATTTAATTCCATCGACTATCTTACATTGGAGATTATGGCAAATACAGACTCATATAACAAATATTTGAAAAAGAATAATTTGGATCACGATTCAGTATTAAAGAAGGAGAAACGATTTTATAGAAAGCGTATTATATCTATGGCAAAGGATATTTTATTTAATAATAACTCCGGACAAGATGAAGAGATTTTAAACGCGTTTAATACATATGCTAGGGCGTGTATTTCTTATTTTAAATTTAAAGATACAATGGATACTATCCAAGGCGAATATACAAATATGAATATAGCTGATGGTGCTGGCGCGGATGCTGATATGACAGATATTGATCTGGATATAAGCGAAGCGAATAAATTATTTATGAGACAAATGGAAAAGAAAGTATTGACGCTTGATAATTTTGTAATAAAGACGGCACCTCCGCCTGACGAAATGGTAGTTCCTCAAACAAAAGATTTTAATTTAAAAGATCCCAAATATAAAAAGAAGGATGTAAAAAAGTTTTCTAAACAGAAATCCTCTTTAAATCATTTGGCACCTGATGGTATAAATGTTATAATTAGCAAAAAGGATAAGAGTGAAATAGAATTATCTATTGATAATGCTTTGAATAGTTAGATTATTAGATTATTTGTTTCTTAATTTATTTTTAGTTTCTTATTTTTTAGTTTCTTATTTCTTATTTTTTAGTTTCTTATTTTTATTTTTAACTTTGTATATATATATACGTATTCAATACGCTATTTATATATAAAATTATTTACCGATGAAGTCTAAAAAAATACAATCTATTTTAGAATTTGCCAAGAATGCAAGTTTTAATAGAGTGAGTAAAAATAAAGCGAATAAAAATAAAAAATATAGAAAAAACAAAACTAGAGTAAATAAAACTAGAGTAAACAAAACCAAAGTAAACCGATCCAGAAAAATAAACCGCAAAACAAAAAAGAATTTACGTAGGCGTGCTGCTGTTATGAGAAAACCACCTCCTCGCGTTCGCAAGGTTATTGACGAAGATGAAGGCGTTCAGCGTGATCCTGACGGTTTTATAAAACTAAAATGTAGTCCTAAAATCCAGGAAAATGATTTCACCTGTTATAGCAATGAATCATTAATGAAACTGAAATCTTTATGGAATGCTCGCCATCCTGATGTTATTATATCTTCAAATGAACCAAAAGAAATTTGGGAAGCATTGAAGGGACATTTAAAGAGTGTATGTAATAAGGAGTCGTGCTGGTTGAAACAAAACTTCGCCTCTGATGGCGTAGACAAGGAAATGCTTAACTATACTTTTGCGCCCAAAAGCCCTGATGATTGGAAAAAGAATCCGAACGAATGGCTCAATAGTATTGATATTGAAAACGTGATGAAACAATACGAGAAAGAGTTTCCTTTTTTCGATTTTATAGGTGCTGCACCTATTGATTTCGACTCTCCGAAAATGTATGGCGAATGTGTATGGGAAGAGTTGTGCCATTTTGATTTGAACATTTCGATACGCAATGGGAAAAAGAAAGTCGGCTTTGTTTTTAATACAGATCCGCATTATTTATCCGGCTCACATTGGATATCTATGTTTGTAGATTTGTCGCGGAAGTTTATATTCTTTTTTGATAGCACAGGCAATCCTCCACCCAAAGAAGTGAAGCGGCTAATCAAGACTATAACACAACAAGCCAAGGCTGCCGGAATGGATTTACGATATATACAAAATAATAAACATCATCAGAAGAAACCGACTGAATGTGGTATGTATGCCCTTTTTATGATCATAAATCTACTTCGCGATAATATGAAGCCGGAGGATTTCATTGTTGATATATTCCCCGATGAAGAGATGGAAAAGTTCCGACACAAATACTTTAACAAGGATTTGTAACTGGCAGCGATACAACAATATTACAATTTTCTATAGTTCTTTCGTGTCTTGACCAGTTATAAAAATGATACATTTGTAAGTCCGTTATACTTTTTAGGTTTTCATTAAAACTGACAGGATCTGATTCTCCGACTTGATGTATTCCTACGGTTTGAATCGAGTCTAACTTATATATATTTTTGCTCCTATCTTTATAAGGGTTAGACGACTCTACGGTTAATATTTTATCTGGCAAAAAGGGTTCGATCGGATACTTGTTGTCTAGTGTTGTTGCCCATACATTACAAAATCCGAATATATCGATATCTCTATGACTATCTATATATTTTTTTAATGTTAGGCCGAGACGGTGATTGTCATTATCCGCTTGGACAGGAATATGTAAATATTCATCCAGATCACAGGATATCATATATTCTGACATACTCTTTCCGTATCTATATATGGCGTGATGAATTTGTGCCGGTTGAGCGTGATGTGGGTATTTAAATGTGCGAGGATTCCAATAATGAAAATTCCATTCTATAAGCGTTACACTGTCACTGCTGTATTTTGCGAAAAAATCTTTTATTTGTTTGGTAATGACTCCGTTGTAATACATATAAAAATGGGATACACCTTGAGATTTATAGTAATTGTAAAAAAGGGGGAAAATAGTGTAATCATTTTGAAATAATGTTGCTAATGTTAGAAAATGTTGGCGTGATGTTGGAGGCGATGTTGCCGATATAATATGTGACAGTATATATGTTTTCGTAATATCACAACAACTAACTTCTACTTCTATTTTCGATGCTATTTCGCTCTCCATACTGGGAACATTATATACATAGATTAATGCGGGCTCATTTGAGTCTTTTACAAATGATTCTGATAAGGATAGCTCACTATTATTTAGTATGAGTGTTATCTGTAAAGGGTTTGCCGGTTTATTGTAGATAGGCATAATAAGATATATCTTATTATTTTTATAAAAAATGTCAAAGAACAATAAACGTGTATCGGTAATATAAAAACTATTTGGTATGTTGTGGGTGTTGGGGATCTTCTTTTTATTCTTTTTACTCATAATGCGTATTGTTAAAATCGTATAATATAAATAATGAACCTATTTTTAATATATTTTAATTACCTTAATAATTACCTTAATAATTACCTTAATAATTACCTTAATAATTACCTTAATAATATATCGAATATGACGAACGTATTATAAATAAAAACTAGAAAATCATATTAAATAAAACATCATCATTAATATTATCAGTTATATTGCGCAAGATGTCTTTTTATGAATTTACAAAGAATGACAATAAGAGTATTATATGGGGTCTATTACACGAAGGTGGTGTTTTCAGAGATTTGCCAAATACTCAAGTAGAAAATGTTAAAAAACAATTCGAAAATACTATCCTTTCTATGAAGCCAGAGTTTGATTTATTTTTTGACCAGAATGATGAAGGTGATGACGAGTATGACCAAAAAGCGGCCGAAATGATTACCAATAGTAACAAGGCGGTTATTAGAAAAATGGTAGAACAGATTAGTGTATTGAAAGTTAAACGACCTGTGCCGTCACAAGCCCCGGTAGTAAACTTACCTGTTCCTCCGCGTATTGGAGGAGGAGGAGGCGGAGGTGGTGCGAGTGGAATGCCAACTAAAAAACCCAAAATAGAAGAAATATATCGCGCTGATGATTTACAGAAAAATAGAATGTCTGAGCTCGAAATACGTCTCAAAGAGAAGCAATCCGAGATGGACAATATGTTGAATAATAAAAAACCAGATCATATCGACTTTACAGATAAAAGCGTATCTGATGATAAATTATCAAGCAATGAGATGGAGCGCTTACTAGCGGAAGCATTGTCATCTCGTGAACGCGAATTGGATAAATTGGTTCCTACTCCTGGCGATAAAGCAAAGTTGCCTGAATCTATTTCATCCAGCGTCCGCATTGCGACCCCTAAGCGCCCCCAAGAATCTGCGAAAAAGAATGTGTCTTTTAATGAAACCGAAAATGAACAAATTGTATATTCTAGTGATGTAAATATGGGTGCGGAAGTGAATGGGGATGCTGATGTTGATGAAAATATGAATGGAAATGGTTTATCATTTTTATCAAAACTGAAAAAGTCTTCGGGTGATGCTACGCCACCATCGCATACCCGGCATTCATATAATACAACCCCATTAGATGATATTATGGCAGCAGGGGCGATGGATGATGATGATGAAGGCGATGAAGGCGATAACCAGAACTTGGAGATGAGAATTTTCGAGAGACGTAAAACAGATGAAACGGCAAGCGCGGGAGAATCTCATAAATTAAATGAAAAAATCAATATTATACAAAATGAAATACAAGATATCAAACGAATACAAGATAGGATATTGAACCTTTTAGAAAGTAAATATAATTCTTGATTTAGTAAATGTTTGTATATAAAATATTATATTTTAATATTTAAATATTATATAGGTTTAATGACGCGTTATTCTATTACAAGGAAGCGAAATATTAAAAAATACAAAAAAAGTCAAAAAGGTAGAGGGAAAGGGCGAAGAAGTATTAGGCGTTGTAAAACCAGAAAACCGAAAGGATTTAAAAAGGCAAAGAGACATACAATAGTAAAAAGAAGACGGATGGTGGGAGGAGATGATGTGTTCAATTTTAATGTAGACCCAGCGGATCTACAAGTACTTATGAGTAAAATAGAAAAATATACTAGTCCATTTAGCGTGAATAAAATAAAGTATACATATATCCCCGTGGATGGTGAAAAAGTTAAGGGGTGTGATAAAGAAGATATTCTTGATACTAAAAAACAATCTATTCCAAGAAGTGAAGAACCCATCTATGGGTTCGAGAATGTAGAATTAGTAGCAAAAGGGTTTGCTCTGGTTACAAAAACAGGTACAATACTTAGCGGAACTAACAGAAAAGAACAAATAAATGTATTTGCTTGTTATATGGAAAAAAATAATAATGACCCTACTTGTTATGCTATTGTGCGATGTTATAAGTCGAGTTGTAAAGATGAAAGCAAACCGAAGACGCGATTAAAACCTAATTTAAATATGGATAGCAAAATATTATTTTTATTTAAAGATAAATCAATTGGGAATGTAACAAAAGGTATAACACGACGAGTAAATGGAATAAACTATAATGAGTTTACATTTACTACTAAGTTATCTTCAGATGATGATACATATAGAATACTTGTTCCTATGAATGAAACTAGTGGACTCAATTTAAATGAGTTTTTCGATGCTGTCAGTTCAACACCGCCTCATGATTTTAAAATAAAATTGGATACTATGCCTGTAAGTGAACCCCGTATTATTAGAGAATGTCTAGACCCCGGTGGTAGTGCGGGAATACCTTTATTTATGTAGGATTATATTAGTTATACTACATTACGAATATTACTCGTTATCATATAATGTATTTACATCATACATTATATCATACTTTTACAAAATACAAATACAAATATAAATAATACCAGTTTACTGTTTAGATTTCGCCACTCCTCCTGTGCCACTAGCGCTACCGCTACCACTATCCTTCTTTTTAGGAGCTGGCATCGCTACTGCACTGGATGAAGATAGTGCTGGTGTGGCCGATGGTGCTGGTGCCGCCATCGCTTCTGTTATCGGCATAAATTTCATCTTACCCTCAGCATTCTTCCCTATTTTTCCAACAACAAGTGGTTCACCACCTACCTCTTTTGCCACCAGGTAGCTTCCCCAGTCGTAAACAATATTTGTAATCTTATCATACGCAAACTGTTTATTCTCCCCAGCAATCTTCATCTCCATTGAAACCAATTTCAGTGTCATCTGTTTCGTATTTCGCGCCGAAGCAGCATCCGATTCTTCATTCTCGATCGCCGGAGAAAATGCAAACTTATTCGAAGTCACGCTTCCAAATGTAAAGCATTTCAATCTCTCCTTCGATGCTGAATCGCGATGTATTACGCAGTCAATCGACGCCTGTTTTATAGCCATCAATAACTGATGATTGATCTCCTCTTTAATACTCGATATCTCAAACAGCGCCTCGTCAGTCGACAAAGGTTGTTGCGCATTTTTCTTGCTCACATCATTTATCCTAAGCTGTAAAGACGAATCGTCCGCCATCTGTTGCGGCGTAAACGTCATTATATATAACATCACATTTACTGTGCGGAGTTTCTCGTCTTTTAGGTCATTGTGACTACAAATGCGTCTAGCCCTCCCAATAACTTGCTCGATTCTGACTGGCTGCCAATATGGCTCGGTAATATGAACCCAACGGACGTTTCGCAAGTTAATACCCTCGGCACCCGATGCAGTAATCATAAGCACCTTAATAATCTCGCCCATAAAGTTATTCCCTGATTTTTGCTGGAGTTGTTGCTTTATATTTGCCGGCACATATTCCCACGTGCTGTTAAATATGTTTCTTATAATCTCGCGCTCCTCATCTGTCTCTGTTCCGGTATATAGAGCATACATATGTTTGCCCTTGTCTTCATCCCGAATATCCCATACCCAACTATTAGACGCGTCTTTCTTTATCCGAAACCGAGCAAACCCATTTGCCTCCAGGACCATAGAAAAAATACGAATACCCTCCAGCGAACGAAACTGGCTATATACAAGATGTAACCCAGAATGATGTGGGTCCTGTATATTCTCCAACATTGTCAAAAACTTGGGGCTAAAATTCTGTAACTCGCCACCGTCCTGCGGTTTCGTCAGGTATCGCTGTTTTCCACTTTCCAGTTTAGACAATGCGATATCGATACGTTTCGAATACGTGGCGTCGACCTTTTTCGCAATACTTTCGGTCATTTCCTCAATATCGTCACTCGTATGTTCTCCGTTCAAATTTCCAGTTCTTTCTTCGGCTCTAATCGCGTCTACATCTTCTTCATTTGTGCCGTCGTTTATTGCTCCTTCTACATCTTCGCCTTCTTTTGGTAGCGGGCGATGTATTTCAGTCGGGAAAACAAAGTTACAAAATAATCGGGAAAAGATTCGATATGTAGACACGGCATCTTCATAGATATCATCGCCGCCGCCACCGGCAGCACCCGCTCCCCCCTTTCCTTTTGCCGGCCGCTTGGACTTAGATTTCTTTTCCAGTTTTCTTTCTGCTTCGCGTGCCTTCTCATAGGCGGAAAACTGGTGGTCGCTCATCGGAATTCTGACAACACGGAAGTTTACAGATTTCTCATATGCCGGCATAAGCTGTTCTTGTGCACTCCTAAAATATGAAGCAAGACCGAGAATGCGCCGCTGAAACATATTGATATTTTTCACATTCCCTGTTTCGGCATCTATAAAATACGACCTAAATGCATCGAGACTATCAGGCAATGCTTTATGATTCTCTATTGTTATACTTCCTGGGGTAACATTTATATCACGTCCACGAAGTGCAGCAAGAATAAGGCGTTCGAAATCTGTGTCGCTAATATAAGAAGAATCACCCTCCGGTGCTATTTTGACAACACCAACATATTCACCGCGCTCGTTCACATTTACAAATCCAAAAGGGTTGCGCGTTATCGTAAGCACACGAGAGCTATCGTTATAATCAATATAGTCCAATATGTTTACACCGGCAAGTAACTGTTCAAGAACTTTCTTGTCTATTTTTGCCTGAGACCCAATCTGAAGCGGGATTTTCCACGTTTTAATATAGCCGCGCAGAATATTGAAAATCACGGCTACTTCATTGGGGTAGTTAATAACCGGCGTTCCACTGAGCAGAATAATCTTTATATTTTCGGCCTGCATCAACATATTATAAAGACGCATTGGAAGAGTGTCTTTGCGCTTCAATTTATTTACAATGCGGCTAATAAAGTTATGAGCTTCATCGATGATTACTACGTGATCTGAGAAGGGGTTTTTGCTAAAATCAGCGGATAATGTTTTTAGATTACTCATTCGCATTCCGTTATAATTGAGAAATGTATATTTTACCTCGATCATTGCGTTGAGTTGCTCATCAAGGCTAGTGCGTTCATCACGATTCAAGGATTCATAGTTCGCCGGCTTTTTAACATTGACAAGCCACGCTCCTTTTTGACGAGTAATAAATTCACGCGCCAGTGTTAAAATCGCGGACAAGGTTTGTATCATCGGATCAGCAGCGCTTTGTATCGGAATAAATTCCCAGAATTGATTTTTCTTGTATATATCATCGCCGCATTTTTTCAACTCTTCTATATAGTTTCTACGCAGTGAAGCGGGTGTCATAACAATAATATTTTTATGCGTTTTCAAACCCTCGGCGATTGAAATAGAGGAGCACGTTTTACCACTTCCAAGACCGTGGTATAATAGTAGACCACGATATGGCGTGTATATATTCAGATAATCGCGAACTATTTTTTGGTGTGTTAAAAGAGAAAAGTCGGACTTGGATGAAGGATCGCACGACAACTGTTCCTTTTGGCTCGATATTTCTTCGTGGTATCGCATAAACAGCTGATTAATAAAGTTGATAAATTTCTCGCGATTATTCATATAATAATTTGAAACAATAACGCCAGGCGGACGCGCTCTAGGCAATCGGTCGCGAACGGCGGCGTCAGTTATCACCATACTTTCTATGTCGCTACTCATTGAGCCAAATGTGGGTGCAGTCGTAATGCGTCCGCGTGCCTTTTTAACAAGAGCTGATGCGCTGCTTGTCAATACAGTTGATGATGGGTCGGCATCGGCAACACTCGCTTCAGGTTTCTGACCCATACTAAGAATAAGAGATGCATCTTCGACGAGATGTATTTTATTCGGCAGTTTGCGTATAATAACAATTTGTCTTGTAAGGCTTGCCGCCTCTGCAGACGACGGGAATGGCGCCGCTGCTTTGTGTGATGCTGCCGCTTTAGATGCCAAAGATTCACCCCCCAATTCGTGCGGTTTTGCCAATCGTATCGGCAATACGTTACGAAGATTCTGGTAAATTGCTTTAGGATCAACCAATTCTTCTTTTGCTTTATTTACAATCATTATATTTGGTGGCTGGATCGCGCCTTCCCCGCTTGCAGGAGGCATAGCAACCATATGAATAACAACTTTCTGGCGTTTTTCTGGAACTGGGCGGGCGTTTGTCGCATCACCGATCCCGGGTTTCGCTTTATCTTCGAGTCTTTGTAATACAGATGGAGGTGCTAAATTGGTCTGGAGAGCGTGAATCATTCTTTGCGCAGCATAGTTTACACCCGGTTGTCCACTTGGAAGAATGCGAGGACCTAATTCAGGGGCTTGTAGAACTTGTAACTTTGGATCATACGGAACGTCGCCTTCCTCAGTTGTTTCTTCGCCCTGGTGTTGTTGTTGAAGTAAAACTGCTCTATCTTTTATAGACTGTTCGTGAACTGATCGCGGTAAAAGAGTTTTGGGGTCAGATGTCACAGTTGTTGCCGCTACCGCTGCAGATTGTGCTGAATCTTCTTTAGAACCGAATACACCTTTAACGGACGATAATAAAGAACCTAGTGTTCCTACACTAACGGTAGATGGTGCAGGCATTATAGATAATCGTTTTGATTTTTGTCGTTGAAGTGCTTCTTTAATTTCCCTATTTTCATCTATATCGGCTTTAGATGCTTCGGCAGGATTTGAAATTTTTTGATTCGATTCTAATAATCGTGACTCTAAATTTTTTATCCTTGCTTCGAGTTCAGTATCTTGTTCCATTATAATTTATAATATACGAATAAAAATATAATAAGTATTATCATTAATAAAAGATATTTAAGTTATTATTTCGCCATTGTTTATTCGCCGTCCTTATTCGCCGTCATTATTCGCCGCGATTGCTCACATACACTGTAGCGCAAATTCACAAGCCATCTGCTCCGCTTTTTTTTTGATTTTGTGTGTTCCCGAGGCAAAATGAACTAGGATATGCCCCTTCTCTTCATAATGTTTACGAATATTCGCAAATGTATTTAAATCGCTATACTTAATCGCATTCTTACAATCCATATGGTATATCTCTTTGCCTAAACATAAATAAACACCCATAGTATACCCACTTTCAGGATCGTGATGAATTTCTAAATAGTCAGGCGTCGTTTTGAACTCTTTCTGAATCTTCACTTGAAGAATATTCTTATAATTGTCGTCATTTTTGATAAGAGCAATCCAGTCTACGTGTCGCTCAAATACTGATTCGATAAATTTCTGCGCCATTTGGAATCCCGGACCCGTCACAAACACATTATCAAACCATTTATCGTCATCGTGAATACTTATTTTATTAAAGTCTAGGAACAAAGCTCCAATAAATGCCTCGAAGAGACAGCCCAATTTTTTAAGATTCGTCCTTGTGCGTTTCTCCTCTGCGTGTTTCGAAATAATAAACCATTTATGTAGTCCCATTTCGATCGCAAATTTGCCAATAGATTCATTTTTAACAATGGCGATTTTCTTTTCGGTCATAAAACCTTCATTCTCTTTAGGGAATCTGCGATAAAGATAGTATTTTGTAACACACTCCAGGACACCGTCGCCGAGAAATTCTAGGCGTTCATTTGATTTCGTCTTCAGAGCAATACAATTCGAAGGTTGAGGCATAATCTTTATATTCTCGCGAGCGTTTTCTAATTGGGGGCGTTTCGTATATGATGCGTGTATGAAGGCGCGTCGATAAAGGTCGTAGTTGTGAAGAGACGCCGGAATTCCGTAAGATGAAAGAATAGATTGAACTTCATTCAATGTAATCTCTCTATTTTCCGGGTTGTATGGATTGAAGATATAGCCATCTTCACACGGAATAATATCCGAATCGTTTAATATGTTTTTCGATTCAGGGTTGGACAATTTAGGAGAAGATGTTTCGCTGGATGTCATATTATTGTCTTTGTTAGCGGTATCGTATAATAGTATTCAATAAATATCTTTAAACTATTTCAATTTAGTCTATTTAAAAATATTATTGCCATATATTCCCATTTATTCACATATATTTATAATTAATAATTGTTTTATACAATAAAATAACTGTTTTATACAATAAAATAACTGTTTTATACAATAAAATATTTAGAACACAAATATAATATTTATGATACAAATAAAATATTTAGCATATATATAATAAGCATAAAATGGTCGGAATGGGAAATGTCGGCAGAGTCTTAAGAGTTGATTCTCTTACGAATAATGGATGTATCTTTGGCAGTATGGCGGGTCTTGCCCCCACTGTAGGATTGAATCCGAATCTTTTGAACGTGTATCGCAAGGATACTAACTATTGTCAGTGGAAGTGTCTCCCTACTGGTTGTAAAGACGGTTTTGCATATATGAAGAAACACGGTCTCATATTTAGCAACAAGGCAACTGGTGGTATCAGTAGGTCACAGTGGTCTCCTGGTATCAACATCCTTAAGGGTGGTGGTAAGCAGACTTCCATTTAATAACAATAACATAATATTTTTTTATAACTTTGTGTAATTTTATATAATTTTGTATAATCTTGAATTTTAATATTACAACATTATATACGTATACATATACATACATATTTAGATGCCTCAAAGAAACGGACAAAGAAGTCGTAATGGACGCTCGGCAACGGCGCGTCGCGTGTTATTTAGCGGACCCGGTTCTGCCGATGGTCTCTATGCCAATACACACAATGGTGGTGGAACTAAGAAAGGTGGAGCGCAGCCATCCGGAACAGGATTTATGATACCGTTTGCGCAGAGAAGTCAGATCGCCGTTCCGGCACTTAATAAGGACTTTTTATTTAAATTTAGGCAATACTATGATGCTCCCCGTCATACTGGGCCTAAATTATAAATATATAAACCATTTAGAAACTCCACAATATAATATGATAACACACAAAGTATTATCCTATTATACTATAGAAAACTTACGTTCTCTATTTTTATTCGACACACGCCCATACACCCAATACACAAAATGCTTATCATAGTCGACAATCGTGAAACAGAATTATTTCCTCTTATTGAGCGACGCATAGATACTATCGATATTTTAGAAAAAGAGTCGGTGGCGGAAGCGGTGGCGGCGGCTGCAGCAGCAGCTAAAAGTAAATGTAAGGGTGCGAGTCGATGTTTGATCCCTCCTCATCTTTATCAGGATGTAGATGTAGTGGCGGAATGCTGCCCCTCTGCTTCAAATACGAGTGACACGTCAAACGCGGGAGAAAATGAGAAATCACATAAAATAAAAAAGGAACAACTTCATATCGGCGATATCGTATTCGAGGATAAAACGGGGAAACAAGTTCTTATTATTGAGAGGAAGACGCTGTATGATCTCGCGGCGAGTATAAAAGATGGTAGATATAATGAGCAGTCATTTCGGCTCGATAAAGAGGCAATACATAATCATAATATTGTGTATATTATTGAAGGCGATATTGAGAGATACAATGAGAAAAGAGGACGCATATCAAAAAAGATCCTGATTAGTAGTATGTTTTCGTTGCTATATTACAAGGGATTTTCGGTATTTAGGACGAACTCGATTTGTGAAACGGCGGATGTTGTTGTGTTTTTTGCCGATAAATATGATAAGACGACAGTTGCTGATAAAACGCGATGTGCTTATTATGGCGGGGAGAGCGTTGCGAGTGGGGCTAGTGGTGGCGGTATTATCGAAAATGTGATTATGCCAACTACTGCGCCCATAACGCCGCCTACAGATAAGGAGGAAAGTGAAAAATATTGTGGCGTTTTTAAGAGCCATAAAGAGAAAAATGAATATATTACTCCGGACAATATAAACATAATAATGCTGGCGTGTGTGCCAGGAATAAGCTCTAAAATAGCGACACAGATTATGAATGAATATAAGACAATACAAAATCTCTTATATCAACTTGAAAAGGAGCCAGATGCATTGAATACATTTATGACGAAGACAGAGTCTGGCGCGATGCGTAAGATCAGCAAAACGTGTGTAGATAATATTAAGAAGTTTCTATTGCGGCAGTAGCGCTAGCGCGGATAGGCGAATACATTTAATTATTAACAGCTATAGCTACATTATTGTCATTATAGTAACCAGCGTCGATTAGCTCCTGCGTGAAATCAGCACCTCCCCAATTTGGATCCATAGGATTCGGACTTAGACCAGTGGATTGCGTTATATAGTCGAGCATCATATCGGGTGTAAATTCACCCTGGTCCATATTTGAATCGTCATAACCAGGATAGGAGTTTATATTATATGGCTTGTCGTCACGAGAAGCATCTAATATTTTTGTTATATGCCTTCTAGGGGGAGGCATTTTTATGGAAGATATAGGAGGCAATCCTCCTTGTAAATCGGTCGGACCGGGGCGAATTTTATATATCGAATCTCCTTGTGTATCTTCTGTGTGTTGTAAAAATAGGACAGGGCATATTAATCCCGACGCTTTTTGCCATTCAAGAAATTCCGAGTATTCTTCTAAATTGTTAAATGTTACCGGATTTACGCCCGGCACGGTATGTTTTTTAGAATTATATAAATATAACTGCGAGCCTTTTTGTATTAAAATATTCGGACAATTTGTGTCTTTACCATCTTTGCTCATTGTTAATGCCTCCTTGAAGCCTGCACTTGTATAATTTAATACGAAATATGTAACAATAATAAATAAGGCAGTTGTTAGTATAATTTTATAAGTCATTTGATTGTTGTATAATATATTATATATATATAAAATATGAATATTTAATAAATGTTTTTTTTTAATAAAAATGCTCATCTATATTAAAATTTTTGTCTAAATATAATATATATACATACGGACATATATACGGACATATATTTCATAACAAATGACTGGAGGAGTATTGAGTTTGACTGATAACGAAATCGCCATGTTGAAAACTAAACACGGCGTTGTGTTGTTTCATATGGATGGATGCGGACATTGTGTTAATATGATGCCTGCCTGGAATCGCGTAGTTACTGAATTAAAAGATAGTATGAAAAATGATATTGTTTTAGGGGCTGTTGAGAGAGGTAATATTGAAAAATTCCATCAACACGGAATAAAGCCAAATGTAAATGGATTCCCTACTGTTTTATATTTTAGTCCCTCGAAATTACATAGCCCAGAGGTTTATAATAAGGATAGGAGTTATGAAGAATTCAAGCGTTGGATTATGGAGAAGTCGAAAAAAGGCAAGGGTAAAGGCAACGTATTGTCCGCGATTAAAAATTATGATAAGCAAATGAAACACAGGACTGAACGATTTATAGGTAACAAGAACGAGATAATTATTGGACAGGAAGGCGGTGGCGGTGGCGGACGCGGACGAGGCAGTAGAAGCAGGAGAAACCGTGTTAAAAGATTGAGGCGAACTCGCAAACATAGAAGAACACATCGCGCTCGCATGCATCGTAAATCTTATTCTAAACTTCGTGTTAAGAGGGGTGGTGATTGTGGTTGTGATCGGCAGTTATTTTAAGTTACGATAATATTATTTATAAATAAAAATAATGGGTTTAGGTATTATTATCATTACGATCCATTATTTTTATTACGATATACGGTGTTGTCTTGTATTGTTTTGTTTCGCATTGTTTTGTATTATTTTCTATGTTTACGCGATTTACGGGACTTGCGTGATGCTCGTTTCGTTCTCCCTTTTTTACCACCTGTCGCCATTCTCATTTGGGGCATTGGGGCTGATTTTAATACTTGATTCCGCACAGGATTCTGCACAGGATTCGGCCTGGTAGCTGTTTCGACCACGGCTGTCCCCGTAGCGACACATATAATAAATTCGCGCATTTCGGTTAATGATATTTCTACACCAGCGATCGATGTAGCTGATGGGTATGTTTTCTTTGTATATGCTTCCAATTCGGTAACTGCTTCTGCATAAACATCATCAATTTTTTTATTTATCGCTGAGTTCTTTCCTCCAAGAAGACCTGTTAAGTTTCCTAAAATATCCCTAAAAAAAGATACGGAATGGACAATTGTTCCTCTTACTAAACCCAGTGGTTTATATTTGCTGTCGTCAAGTGTGTTTAGTGTAATTATACGCATCTTTGATGTTTATATGGGGTATGTGATAGTTATATATTATATATTAATATTTTTTGTTTTTATGGGGTCAGGAAATTGAAACATATATTGCGCTTAATAGTATATGTAGAAATAAAACTCGTGTAAATAACACAACACGCACTTATACTATCCACATCATACAATGTCCACAACTTTGTCTTCATCTGTGTCGCCCTCTTCATCCCCTATCGTTCCGAAACGTGTGAATAATATTTTCGGAACTGAATTGGGGGAATTACCGAGTGCGATATTGACGAAACGCAAAAATAGAATCAATAAGGACAATAATATCATCAACAATGTCATCAACGTCATCAACAATATGGATAACAATAATAATAACAATAACAACATCAACATCAACATCAATCCTACACTGGTTGAAACGCGTGAAAACAACGATGCGGTGCCCAATGATTATTATCACAGGCATCGCGACAAGAAATTGGAATACCAGAAGAATTATAATAGAGAAAATGATGAGAAAATTAAGGGATACAACAAGGATTATTATCTCAAACGTAGGGCTGAGATTTTAGAGAAAGCAAAGACGCGTGTTATTTGCGAGTGTGGGTGTGATGTTCAGCTCTCTAACATGAATGCTCACAAAAAGACGAAGAAACATTTAAAACGCGTTGTAACGGTCGGATGCGTTGATGATTCAAGTTCGAATTAAGCAATATATAGGAAAATTATTATTATATTATTATATTATTATATTATTATATTATTATATTTTTATATTTTTATTGTGTATTATATATAGGTAAATGAACGACAGCTTGAAAGGTAGTCTGATATACGCAATAAAGTTTTTTTTAGAAAATTCTAATGATGATGGAACCCTGAAATATTCAAGTGATAAGGTTCTATTCATTATGTGTCTTTTTAAAATATGGTCTATTTTTCATTCTTTATTAAATGTAGAACAAAGCACGTTTGAGTTCCCCAGTACAGGATTAACTCCTGACAAAAAAATGGAAATATTTTACCTTAAAGCTTGTGGAAATAATGCTCCTGACCAAGACCAATTAAACAAACTTAAAACTACAGTATTATCAAAAGAAAAATTAATAGAATTAATACCACGCGTTTTAGGTGAAAACAAAGATGGGGCGGTAAAATTGACGTTAATTCCATATGATGAAACCATTCGTAACTTTTTTGTTGAATGGTTCGAAACTAAATATAAGAATACTCTACATGATTTGAAGGCTAGTGATAAACTAATTGAAGATATAATAGGATTTAAAAAAACTAGCAGTATCGGCCAGGGTTATATTAAAATACACTCGGGTGTTGGTTTTTTTTTACCTGGACGTAACAAATATTGTGAAGAATTAATTGAAAGAATATGCGACGATTTAGACATGATGGGTATTAGATATATGGTAAGTGATACTGTAAAAGATAAATGTTTTAAAGGTTTAACAACATACTCAGATTACCATCAATGGAAAAAAAAACAACCACAGGGCGGTGGCAGATCATCCAGAAGAAGAAAGGCATACAAAACTACCCGAAGAAACAATAAAAATAAAAAGCAGTATAGAAGAAAAAGACATACTAAGAGGTGTAATAAATCACACCGTAGAAGCCGTCGTTAAATTATCGCGGATGAGTTATATACTACATTAATACATAATACATTACATACATTAATATATATTACACAAACTATATATTAATATGAAACAGCCAATAATACCTAAAAATAATATAATTTTCTCTTGAGTGTCCTATTACGCTGCGATATTACTTTTGGTCTTTTAAATGATTTGCGTTTCCCGCTTACATCAAAGTGTGGATGGTTATGGTGAGGCGATTGGGAGGATGAGGATGTTTCATTATCATTACTATTTTTTTCATCTTTGGTGAAAAATTCTCTTATATGTTCTAATAATTTTTTACTTACGATAATATCAACATCTTGTTCTTCTTTACTTTTTTCGGCAATATTGTATTTTAGTTTCGACATAAGAAAGCTCCTTAGTTCCTCTTTATTTTTAACATCTTTTACCAAATGGGAATTCATATATCTGTCTACGAGTGTCGATGTGGGTATATAATGCTTGTATGCTTTTACGTGAATATAGTAAACATTATCTTCTTCCATTTTGGGGTGAAACAGATCATCTACGAAACAGATTTCAATATCGCGTGGGAGTTTAGTACATCGGAAAAAGTCATCCACCGTTTTTTCTTGTGTGGTGCGATTGAGTTCAAGAACCCGCCCATCGACTTTAAAAGCGCATATAACTTGTTCAAATATTTTGGATTTTAGTTTTTTCTCGAAATATGCTTTAATATGTTCTACCCATATACGGTCTTGATTATTTGTATATATCATTATATATTTACACTTGTCTTCTTTCTTTTTTTGTAAAATATATTTTAAAATATTAATGATTTGCGGGCGTATAAATTCGGGATATAGATCCAGTAAATCATTGAACATATTGTATGATATTTGTCTATCGCCATAGTATTCGTCTAATGCGTTACATAATGAACCCAATTCTCCAAAACTGCCCAGCGTTTCATCTAAATCAAAAACTATTACTTTTTTATTTTTAGGCTTTAACGTTATTTTTGTGGGTTTAGGCATTTAAACGAATATAAAATATGATTATATATTTTTGTTATAATTAGTGGTTATTATTTTATTAATGAATTACGGAATTAACGAATTAATGAATTATTTTATAATTTTATCTATTTGTAATATAACTTTACTATAATCCGGAATCCGAAAGTTAGTAGTTAATGGGTATTCTAAAAAAAGATGATTATATAAAAATATTAAACTATTATAATATACCGATTGCTTCTACAGATAGTTCTAAAACTATTAAACATAAAGCGGAGGAAATACTCGCGGATAAATTATGTAAATGTATTAAAAAGGTTAAAAATACAGATGATGAAATAGATACTGAGACGCCTACAGAAGCAGAGAGCAAGGCTATTGGAATATGTAACGATTCTATATTTCGGCGTAAAGGTCTTAAGCATAGTGGATTCACGTGTAAAAGGCGTCCCAAATTTTTAAAGTATCCTGGGAAGAATTATTCGCTACAAACAAGAAGCAAATATCTGTCAAAGAAGCAAAAAATGCAGCGCATATTCTTGACTAGAAAAAATAGAAGTAAATAGATTTTGTCAATTAATTTGTTAACAATAGTTGTTGATAACAAATTAATTTTTTATATAATTACCTAGAAGGTAGGCTTTGTCTGACGAGGCTTCTTTGGTGCCGTAGCGCGAGGCGTAGATGGAACATCATCGGTAGCGGTAGCGGTGGGGGTGGGGGCCGGTGAAGAAGTGGTTTCAGGCTTTGCGACAGGTGCAGAACTTGACGCGTGTGCCTCTTGTTGATGCTCGTGCTTCTCGGTATGACGCTCGGGGCGCTCAGAACGCTCTTGACGAGGGCGATAAGGGGGTCGCTCGCCTGAATGACCACGACGAACCAACATCCACTCGCCGCCGCTGCTACCATCGCGGTCATAACCACCACGAGAACCAGCGCCAGCGCCAGCGCCACCACGACCGCGCAATACACGCCCACCACGAGGAGCTCCACCGCCACGCTGATGCTGATCTTGTGATTGCTGCTGGTGATGCTGCTGTCTCGGTTGCCTACTTACACTAGCGCCGGCTGATGGTGCACCCCCATCTTGTGCCGCACGATGCTCACGACGTGTCTCGCAAAACAACTTGCCTCCTTTCACTCCGCGCACATCACCTGCCTGAAACTTATGAGTTCCAGTCTCTGTATCCACAACCGAAAACTCCACATACTCACCCTCTACCAAATACCTGTATTGCTCCTGACTTACCGTAACCGCTGAGTGGTGAACAAAGATCTCGCTAGCATCCTTGAACTGGTCGTTGCCGCCGACAACAGAAATAAACCCAAAACCTGTCTTGTTATTGAACCACTTCACGCGCCCAGTAAGACGAACAGGGGCTGATGTAACAGAAGAACTCGCAGAACTCATTGTATGAATACTTGATACTTAAATATATAAAATGGCTTTAAGTATATTTTCGGAAATATTTATATATATAGTTTCAAATAATTCTTACATTGTCTCATCATATATGAGTAATCCGGTTTGTCTTCAAATCCCAAGCTATACGAATAATCCAGGATTTTTTGAAATAAATACGGAATACCTTCGCATAATTCGGCCGATGTAGTTGTTACCTTTTTGATATAGACCAATTCTTCTTTTGTTCGCGCGTCTCCTTTATTGAGTGTCAATCCCATCCACGGCAGTTTCCCCTTCACGAGATATATCGCAACATAGATTATTGATATAATATCATCGCGTCTAGAATAAACATCCCCGTCGTGTATATGAGTGCTAATATATCGCATCGTCCCTACTATTGACTTATCACACGTATTGGCTAAGTGTTTGTCTCCTTTCATATAAAACCGTGAAAGTCCGAAATCAATAATATGTAACCGTTTATCGTCACCGACGCCACTGCCGCCACTGCCGCCACCGCTTAGCATAAAATTCTCCGGTTTAATATCGCGATGAACGATACCCGCGTCATGGATACGGCTAATAATTTCTATCATCGAAATGAGATACTTAACTACCCCTTTTACGTGCGGTGCGACACTCGGCAATAAAGGTATCGAATCGGCCGAGGGTATACCTTGTGTGTGTATCGTTTGTGACACACCCGCGCCTCCGCCGCTACCATCATTGCTTGAGGAAGTGTGGGTCAGTGGTCTCGATACTTCTATCGCTTCTTCATCGGGTGATGACGCTGTAGAAGTTTCGGTGGCGGACGCTGATTCCTTTATATTCATAGTTGCGCCACCTGACTTAATTTTTTCGATTTCTTCATATAGTGTGTGCGAAAATAGGTCCATAACAATTATATTCTTATTTGACTCTGTGCCATAATATCGAAACTTTACGACTCCTTGTGTTCCTGCCAAATGATTTAGTATTTTTGATTCCCATAAAAGTGTTGGGATTTTTGTGGTTGTAGCCTCGAATTTGATGGCCACTTGGTCGCCTGAGATGACGTTTTTGCCTCGATACACACATCCGAAACTCCCTGATCCGATCTTCTTTTCGAATATGTATCTTTGATTGATCAGCGTGCGATGGCGGTATTTTTCGGGAATAGGGTTATCTATGGCATCGACATCGGTGGCGGCATCGGTGACAGTAACCTCGACAGACATTTGTTCGATGATGGTATAGCTACGTTGATGATATCACGGATAATGAGACAATATTGTTATATACTATATTGTGTCATATTTGTAAATCAATTTTATTTTTATTAAATAATGAATATAATTCATAATTCATTGGAGGTCATATTCCTAATCGTTTTAAGCAATGTCGTGGAAATATTCGGCGTCCGCTCCATATATAGCACATCACACGATACCCAATCAAACTCCCCCAACCAGTCGTCTCCCATCATTAATATTTCGGCGCCAGTTTGTAGCACATAATCATTTTTAAGTTCGAGGCTTTCTTCTTTAAATATTTCATCCCCGTAATTCGCCTTCCTGATAACCTCTTTGCGTTTTTCATAGTCATCTATACTATTTTTCCCTTTTTTCTTGTTTAACTCGTCGCTCGAGAGTCCTATATAAAGATAGTTACAAAAATGTTTACATCGGGTAAGTATATTGTTGTGACCATAATGGAATAGATCAAATGTTCCAAACGTTATACCCTTATCATACTTATCTTGAATAAAAACAGGGGCGTCAGTTTCATCTCCTGTTATACTACGTTTATGAAATTTTATATAAAATAGATTAGGGAAATGATGGCCTATATGTTGCGACGACACTGATTCTGCTGTTTTCATTTGCGAATAATATTTATATGTCTCTTTATTTTTACAGAACAGATTGGTTGTGTATTTTAGAGCGTCTATATATTGAGGATTTTCGATTTTTTTAGATATATATATTTCGGTAATTATGTGTGGGGCGAACAGTCTCAAATCTTTAAAACAAAGCATTGAATAGTAGTTGTCTTTATCTGGGGCGTTGTTATCGCCGTTGTTAATTCCATCTACATCAGCATTAACTGTGATTTTTTTAATATTATTGTCTTTTATATATTTGAGTAATATGAATGTATCGCACATTATTACTATAATACGTATATTTAAATATTGAAAATATTCCGTATTTAATCGGGAGCGTCTTGTATATAACTATTTTATTTTGTTTTGTTAATGGTTATATAAAATTGATATAAATATAATTAAAAATATGGTATAAGTATATACAAATGGTGATTCAGAGCGTTAGGTCCAATGTGGGGGGGATTTGTAATTTAGTATTATTTATGGGATTATTTGCTATGTCGGTATCCCCGGTTGGTGCTGATGGTGGTGGTGCGAATATTAAATATCCAATAAATGTTGCGTGTGAGTGTATATTTACTTTATACGTAGATGGGGTATATGTAGGTGAAGGTAATAAGGAAAATTATGATCCAGTTAACTGGCCCTTTGGAATATCTGAATGGAATAATACAAAGAAGTATTATCCTATAATATATGAAAATGAGCCTAAAATAGTAGCATTTAATGGTATTGGTGGGCAGTATACTGTATTTCCGAATGGGTTTATTATGGATATGAATGATGGTAAGGATTATACGAAATATAAGGAATGGAAGTGTAAGGATTTTTCGAAGACGACAGAGAAGACTCCTCCGGCGAATTGGTTTACATATGATTACGATGATAGTGGGTGGGATATTTCTACATCATATGGTGCGAATTATCAGAATAATAGTTTTCAGATATTTGAAAGTCCGCGTGATTTTATATGTTTGAATGCTGAATGGCTATGGACAAAAGATAATGCGGATGCGAATATATATTGTAGGAAGAAAAATATGGATACTGTTGTGCTTACAAGTGCTCCCGTGGTGATAACAACAATTGTTCCAGTGGTGACAAGTGTGCCAGTGGTTACGAGTGCTCCTGTGATTACGAGTGCTCCTTTGGTTATGAGTGCTCCTTTGGTTACGAGTGCTCCTGTGATTACGAGTGCTCCTTTGGTTATGAGTGCTCCTTTGGTTACGAGTGCTCCTGTGATTACGAGTGCTCCTGTGATTACGAGTGCTCCTTTGGTTAAAACAACCGTTACGCATCCACCCGTGACAACAACCGTTACGCGTCCGCCTGCGACAACAACCGTTACGCATCCGCCTGCGACAACGAGTGCTCCTGTGTTGAAAACGATACACCAACATATGCGGACGCATCAGCCTGCTACAACAACCGTTACGCATCCGCCTACTACAACGAGTGCTCCTGTGCCGACAACGATACACCAACATATGCGGACGCATCCACATATTACATCTACGGCCGTGCCTCCGCCAGTGACAACAACCGTTACGCGTCCGCCTACGACGATGAGTGCTCCTGTGTCGAAAACGATACACCACCATATGCGGACGCATCCACATATTACATCTACGGCCGTGCCTCCACCTGTGACAACAACAACAACAACCGTTACGCGTCCGCCTACGACGACGAGTGCTCCTGTGTCGAAAACGATACACCAACATATGCAGACGCATCCACATATTACATCTACGGCTGTGCCTCCACCCGTGACAACAACCGTTACGCATCCGCCTGCTACAACAACCGTTACGCCTCCGCCTACGACGACGAGTGCTCCTGTATCGAAAACGATACACCAACATATGCGGACGCATCCACATATTACATCTACGGCCGTGCCTCCACCCGTGACAACAACAACAACCGTTGCGCGTCCGCCTGCTACAACAAGTGCTCCTGTGTCGACAACGATACACCAACATATGCAGACGCATCCACATATTACATCTACGGCCGTGCCTCCGCCTGTGACAACAACAACAACAACCGTTATGCATCCGCCAGTGACGACGAGTGCCACTGTGTCGAAAACGATACACCACCATATGCAGACGCATCCACCTGTGTCGCTAACGAGTCCTCCTAGCCCACCCATAAATATAAAAATCATTATCAATAATATTAAATATTCTCAAGGCATTTCCGATAAACAATTGGCACATTTACTCGAAAATATCAAGTTCTATAACCACCCGCAATACCAATCTAAATACCGCAACGATCACCTCGACGATAATAATCTTTATAGAACAGTTCTAAATGCACGTCTAGACCTTATACGCCATTATGAAGTTTTACTTCGTCACTTTGAACGCCTAGAACACGAGTCACGCGATGAAGACACCGACTATAAAATACCCCGCCACTCCAGTGATGATTCAACTTCTAAATCCAATATCATTCAATCTATGATTAAACTAAATAGCCGCATTAAACACATAGAAGATAGTATACACTTCATAAAAGGTAACCATAAATATCTTCTACTACATATTCTCAAAAACCTCAAACAACAATATAAAGAAGATACAATGAAAATTTTCAATATTTAGTTCATTAGTTCATTAGTTCATTGGTTCGTTATTTTGTTGGTTACATATTTATATTCCCCAATTATCACATAAATATAATACATTATAATAATATATACCTACAATATATACCAAAAATATATAACAAACATATATTATTAAATGCCATCAACATATAAAAAAAATACACCACTCGAAGACCGTAAGCAAAAATCCGCAAAAATGTTAACTATGTATCCCAATCGGATCCCAGTTATCGTCGAAATGTCCACCTCTTCTGCTAACTATACATCATATATAGAAGCAGCACATAAAATCAAATATTTGGTGCCTTACGATATATGTATGGGTCAATTGATAAAAATTATTCGCGATAAAGTTAAAATACAGCCATCAACGGCTCTATTCTTTTTTATTAAAAATAAACTATTCCCCATCACAAGCCTCATCGGAGATATATACGGAGAATATGGCGATGAAGACGGTTTCCTATATATCGAATTCTGTGAAGAGTCTACGTTTGGTAATTATGATCATTCCGATCATTATGATTAACCGAACACCATCTTCATCCTATATATAATATATTTATAATACCAATATAAATATATTTTATCATACTATTATAGTCAACCTTAAATACCTTAGCCAGTAATACCTAACCACATCTATGAAAAAAATTACCTCCATTATAAAAACGACTATAGGAGATATATTCTCACCAAAAACAACTTCCGACAAAGATATTCACACGATTACTATGGACGAAATAGATGAAACAGATGAAACAGATTATCACGCGCGGCCAATACCACCTGCTGCTTCATTGTCATCGTCATCATCGTCGTCATCATTACCAAAAACACCTATGAAAAAAGAACTTGCTGCCACCTCATCTCGCCCTCACACTTGTCATCTCCCATCTCTCGAATTATATAAAAATTCTAAAGATGACTATATCATAAATTTAGATGTTTCATTTATCCTTGAATCTATAGTAGACAACATCATGACCGAATACCACGAATCAAATATACAAACACTAAACATCGATATGTGTGAATACTATGCTAACCAACTCGACTATGAGTCAGCACTAGAATCTACACTAACATCCAATGAATTCAATTCTGTCAAGAGAAATGTTGACGGTATCATCTACAAAGATCGCGACTATCTTTTTAATCTTCGCTCCATAAAAATATATGGCAGTGATTCTATAGTAAACGGAATACGCTGCGGAGTATTTAAAACATCTGATTTAATCGTTAAAATTGACACATCGCCCGAAGCATTAAAATCTGAATTATTTGCTATGAGTTACATCGGTAAAGGTATTGTAAAACCACATAATCTAGTTCTACCTTATATTGTTAAACTACATCAACGCCGAAAATTCCATAATATGAATTTCAGTATACAACCGCGCATAATCGACTCTCTCACTATATACGACTGGATGAAGATTTCCGCGAATAAAAGAGTGCCTATTAATACATACGTCTCTATATGTATCGGTGTATGTAAATCCATCCTATTTCTACACTCCAACCACGTCGTTCACGGTGATATCAAACCAGGCAATATTTTAATACAAAATACCACGAATATACCATACCTTATCGACTTTGGACTATCCGGTATACACGCAGTATCTGAAGGAACTGGAGGGACAAAACCAT